ACCTGAGTAATTCCGACTGAAAAACATCGAGGTCGCCCATTGCTGTTTTAGTTCTGTTATCTAGCTTGGACACTACTCTCTCGGCGGTTTCCTTATTAAAACCTGTATTAATCCCCTGACCCTCTTTCTCAATAACGCGGCGAGCGACCATTGCTTCTTCGAGTAGGCGCACATCCGGCGCAGACTTTACAATCGCCTCAAACCCCTTTGACACACGCTTACCGCGGTCAGCGAAATCAACAACGCCAAACTTCAAAGTATCGCCAGCCGCAACTCGCTGATTAGCGAGCAAGTTAAGTCTCGTATAGGCATTAACACCCTCTTCGGCCTTAGTGCCCTTGACCTTCTCAACTGCCTGTTTAATTGGCAGAAGCCTGTCGAATATTCTCTCTTTCAACCCCGCTCCGGACTTACTCACTTCCTCGTCAAGATTTTTAATTTTTGAGCGTATCTCAGCCCTGTCGGCTTCAAACTCATTCTTCGGTGCTTTGGCCTTTTCCGCGGCCTTCTTTTCAATGGTAATCTTGATCGGCTCAGGGCTCTGTGTCCGGTAATCCCTTGGCATCGCGACACTACCGAGAATGTCCTCTTTCACAGACGGTAGTATTTTAACGTCCGACAATACATCCTTCGGCGTCTTGCCCGCTGTAATATAAACATCGTGCGTCGTATTTATCATGTCGGACACAGATTTACTTACTTTGGTAGCACCGGCTGTTATCGCCTTAATCCCCAACAGGGTTGTCGCCACCGCCGCGAAGTCCCGCTTCTCAGGTAGTCGTCCTTCTAATCCCGCTCCTACAGTAACCATTGTGGAGGCTTCGGCCCCAAGGGTGGCCGCTGATACAGTTTTGGTCGCCAGAGCAGGTGCCGCGCCCGTCCTTGTCATCAGTTGCTGCACGGGTCCTGCTACAACTTTGCCCGCCGCGCCGCCCGCCGCGCCCGTCACAAGACCCTTAAAACCGTCAACGGCAAACGCTGATAATATATTCCAATATTCACGCGCAGTGTCTACTTCACCGGACTTATACGCCTCAATTATGGCGGCACGCAGACCCTGCGGTAAGCCTGTCGCCCCACCGAACGCCCCCGCTGCGGCACCTACAGGTGCCCCGGCCGGACCGGCGACGGCTGTTCCTGCCGCCGCTCCCGCGGGGAGCCCTGCAAGAAAACCCACAGCTGAAACGGGAAGGTCAGTAGCCATTGTCACTGCGCCTTTGGCGACCGACTGAAAAAAGGGAGAATCTTCGGGAACCTGAGCGTCGGGCAGTTCACCCCTCACAGCAAGGGGTATTACCCCCTCCTGAAAACCGGCCTTCAAATATGTTGTAAAATCTGGAACGTCCTCGCGCCCTGCCCCGAATAGGGACTTAGCCACATCTTGAAAATATTCCTTTGTCCCGAACCCACTTACCTCCGCCTCGGTGTCTATAGCAGTTGACAGTTCTTTTTCGGTCAATTCCCTCGCCTTCGGCAACGGGGTATAATCCTCATTTCCGAACGAAACTGCATTGTCTAACTGTTCTTCGTTCAGTTCAATGGCCACTATTTTATCTCCGATATTACGCTTTTTCCTTCAGGCGTGATCCAGATAACCTTGCCTTCGAATTTCTTATTTGTCCGCGTAGATCCTTCCGGAATATCCGAAGGTCGGCTCATGTCAGAATTAATGTTGGTTAAACTCTCAAATTCTCCTGGAATTCGGAATGTTTCCAGAACCTTTGGGCCCACGTTTAGTATTTCAGTGCTTGGATCGCGGCCGGCCTCTCTCGCCGCCGTCATCATTCTGCGAAGTTCAATTGCCGCTCTGTTAAAACTCTGTAGCTTGGCTATGTCGCTGGCGGTTTCATTGAGCGGATTGCCGAACATGTCCTGTCTGACCATAGACGGTTTGAGAACCTGGTTTATATAGTTCTTTGTTATATCGTCAGACGGCGTTTCTATAAGTTCAGCGAGCGACTTCATTTGGGGCGCACTTAATCCGGGCTCACCGCTCTTTTGGAGAGCATCGTTTATCGACAATACGTCGGCCACCCCAAAGGGTCTGCCCTCAAGTTGCGCCCGCGTAATGTCGCTCGTCAACTTTGCCGCCAAGGAATCGTTCCCTGCGTTGGTTAGGACGTTGTTCTTAAATTCTATCAGAACTCTGGCGTCCCCCGGTTTAAGCATCCCGCTGTCAAGAGCACTCTTGATATCAGAATTCGTCACGCGAATTGGCCTACCTTCTTTATCAACATCTCCGTTGGCCTGACTTATTGCCAGTGACACGATTGCTGAACTGGCCTTCTCCGACAATTCCTCTTGTTCCCTATTCTTCTCCGCCCTGCGCTGCCTGATCTCAGCGTCGGCATCGTCCAACATGGCCTGTTTTGTATCTGCATCAATAAAATTGTCGAACCTTCCGCCCGCAATCGCTTCTTTCGCGGACGCCGGGTCGTGATTAATAAGACCCGTTGCCGCGGCTAATGCGAGATCTTTACGGGCAGTTTTGAACAACACTTTCCTCTGAGCCTCGCTTACTCCTGACATCTTACCCAAGAAAGATTCTATGGAATTCAGGTTTGCTTCCATAAGCGAGGGGTTCTTCATTACAGACAGTGATGCGTTTCTTTTAATCTCCTCGACATTTGATACAACTGCCGCTGCTCTGGCCTGTGCCTCAACAGACACTGCATTATTCACAACCGCGTTTCGCAGGGAGTTGGTTCTATCTGTCAGATACTCCCTTTCAAAATCAGACAATCCCTTGGACGCTAAAAATTGATCGGTCATCTTGTTGTATATTTTGAGGGTGCTCTCGGCAATCTTCGAGGGATCCCTCTCATTGTTTTGAACGCGATCGGCTTGCTCCTGCGCCATCAAAGAGAACGCTGAAAACCTTGCTTCGGACGCTAATTTTTGCTCGTCTGCCCGCTCTTGTAAATTTCTCTCAAATTGTTGTTGTGCCGCGTTCGAAGCAACAGCCGATGTCCTCGCTTGCTGCTCGATCCCCACCGGCTCAACCCCGCGAACTGATCTGAAATTCCCGCCAATCCCGGACGGGACGTCGGGTACGCTGCTACCAACTGCCGAGGGGACTGCGCCCCTTAACGATAATTCAGGTCTATCAACCATCTTTTTTCCTCAGCTTGTCGAGATCCTTCAATCCGCTTTGCAAAGTGCTTCCTGCCGAAATCAACGATTGTGTAAATCTCTCCCTGCCGGCAAGGCGGGTTTGACCGATCTGCGCGTTGATCTGTGAAATGTTCCCTCGGGATACTGCCGCCGCTTGCGCGCTCTCGCGCTGGATGTCACTGACGCCGCGCTCCATAATAACAACGGGGCTACCGGAGAAGGCGTCTGCCCCTCCGCCGGCGAACGCGGCACGCTGCGTGGCTTGCGTCCTCCGCAATCTGCGCTGCCGCTCTGCTTCCTCGATTGCGGCCTGTGTCTTTTCGTTTCCGCGCTGGATTTTGAGTTGTTCCGCACGCGCTCTCTCCGCGGCCGAACCCTGGACCCCTTCCATGATCTTTCCAGCCACGGAAAATCCCAGCGACGCCACTCCGAACGCAGCTTGACTTACACCGAGGAAGGTTCCCGCCGCGCTCGCCCCCGCAGCAAAACCCCCTGCCGAACTTAACAAACTACCTATCATTACAACTTCGGCCATTATACCCTCAGCGTATATGTCATTTCCAATAGTTCAAATTCAAGGGGCTCCTCCTGCGACACCGTGATGTCAACATCCCTGTCTATATTGCCGCCCATGATCTGCTTCCATCCAGAAAAAAGTTCAACAGGCGCGTCCAGACTGTCGTCGTCAAACTGCCTAAAGGGCGGATAGGTGGTCTTTCCGCCAATAGTTACGGTAAGGTCGCGGCTGTCCTTCAATCTTAACAGAACCTTCTGTAAAGATTTATATTCCCCCGTAAAGGATTGACCGGCGACTTCAAGATCCAGCGGCAGTGATTTCACCTTCGCGGCAAAGAACAGTCCCCCCTCAAGGGTCGAAACTGCACTCTCAACGTCGATGCTGCCGCCGGAAGGTGTAACGGCGGCAAGTATGAACTCGTCACCGCGTATGCGGATAACCTCGTCGTTTAGGTGCCCGAACCCTGCCCAGGTCACTGTTGGGCTCCCGCTTGTCGATCTTACCGCGGCGTCCATAAAGTAGTCGCTATTGAGACACTCGATAATGTTGCGTTTTACAACAAAGAACGCTTTTCTACCAGATACAGCCACATCCTCGAAGGTTCCATCGGTTGTAAACCTTGACCATGCCAGAAGTTCCTGCTCACGAAGTGTGTTGAGTACGCCGCATGTCCCGTCACTATTTACAATGTAAACGTAAGAGGCAGGGTGTCCGCTAACTGCCCCGCGCGCATCCATGGCAACTGGGGAGTTAACTAGCGATTGGCTGGTAATGGATATGTTCGGGGCAACGAAAGACGCCTCGGTGTCATTGAACACGAACTGCCTGACGACAGATCCAGCGGACTCAATGAAAACAACCGTACCGTCGATGGAAATTGGCCGTACCGTCGATGCACCGTGCCCCGTTTCCCGCGTCAACTGCGTGGCGACGTTGGTCGGTGTAATGGGATCGTTGATCTGCGAGCGTACCGAGAACTCCCCGCCGGTGGTGAAAATCATCAGGTTGCGGCCGGCGAACAGGTGGTTGATTTTATTAACCTTATCGTCGTCGATCGTTATGTCGATCGCCTCGTCGTCCAGACCCTCGCCCACATCGAGGTTGAAGAAGTCGCCTATCTTGCTGGCAAGTATCGTCTGGGGACGGGAGCCAACATTACCCAGCCACAGGCGACCTTTATGGAAGGTAGCGGTTCCGGCCCATCCTTTTGCCCCCGACATCACGTCAGTATAGCCAATCTCCTTCTCCCATGAGCCCGAACTCACAGAAGACGTGTTGGCCAATTCAACAGTGATCGTCCCCTCGATAACTGTTGTGCTTGTGACCTTGGTCACAAATATTCTACCCCCCTTCGGCATATTGATATATTGCCGAAGGAAGGTGCTGTCGAAACTTGTTCCAACACCTGTCAGAACAACCTTACCGGTGGTGACATCAGGTGTCACGCTGCCGGCAGGATTCGACAGCGTGACGCCTGAATACGCATACGCTGGGATGTTCGAGAACGTCACACTCGCGGCCGTCCAGGACGTGTGCGACGTTCTCGTTATCTTTATAGGCTGAAGACTGTTGTGAAACAAGAGCAGCGTGTCGGCACTCTGGACAACCTGCATTTCCCGTATGATCTGTGCCGTCAACGATGAAATCGGCGAACTTGACACGGTCGCCTGAACAGTCCCAACCACGTCAGTTCGATAAACCTTGAACTCGCCGGGGGTGAAGCTGAGTAGGTAAGTCTGGATACTGTTGAACTCGAAGGGGATAATACGTGCGGCCTGTGACGTCGTGGTCGTGTCCCAATACTGAAGACCCTCGCGCCTAACTACACCGCCCTGCGGACGCACATATACGTTATCGAGATCAATGGCTGCGTTTTTGTAAAGAGTGGTATCGTGCCGACCGATCATACGAGGATCAAAGACACCAGAAACGAATGAGGTTTGTAATGTCCTGAACCTTGCCATTATCTGATCGCTGTCAGCGCGAACTCCCTGGTGTCAATTTGAATTGTCGGGTTCTCTTGGGCGTTAATGTTACGCGCCTTGCGCAGTGCCTTCTCGGCCATTACCTCGAAACCGGCGGCCATCGTTTCGTCCTGGATGATCGCCAGAGCGAACAGTTTGGAAAGTGACATCTGCAAAGCACTCACTACGTAATCGGGTAGGTTATCCTCACCGGGATCAAACTGGTAGATTATCTCCACCGCGTCGTCGTTGCTGTACAGCTTGTCCTCGAAAATCCGGTAGTCGTTGCTCGGATTATTCTTACGGATAACGCGGATACGCTTGGGGTCAGTCGGGAGTTGGTAGGCATACTCATAATCAAACAAGGGTGTTTCCACCAATCTTGTCAGGGCAACCTGCCCCAGTGAGAATGACCAAGGATAACTCGCAAGGAGGGTGTTCTTTTCAACCTCGTATATGGCGGAGGCGACACGCGCTTCGCGGGAAGTATCATCAAGAGAGTTGATTGTTTCTGCGCCGACAAGAAGGAGAGCGTTGTTAATAATCGAGATTTTCTGGTGCAATTTCCCCTCCTGACGGAAAAAGGGTGCCGAGGGATTTTAGCCCCTCGGCACTTAACTTTTAGTCGGTATCGGTGGTGGTGTTGTAAATGACGCTGTCATTCACGTCAACCGTGGTACCGTCGTTCGCCGATACGAAGAATGTATCGTAGGACGTGGTCCCGCCGGTCGAGCACTTCGCACGGATCAGGTCGCCGACTTTGAGTTCAGCAGCGGCCTTGTTGAAGTAGCCCGCACTGTCAACAGTAGCCTTGGCATCTGCTGTGGTGTACAGCCAGGTGCGAGGAAGCGTGCTGTTGAGAGCGGCGCTCTCCAAGCCGAGATCAGTTTTATCAAAAGCCATGATCGTTTACTCCTTTTATGCTTCGTCAGAGGTGATCTTGACAGTGCCGTCGGTCTGGATAACAACCGCGCCAGCAGACAGGTAGCCGGTAACACGATGGGCACCGAAGGACGGTTCCCAATCAATCGTGATTTTCGGTTCCATGTTGATAGCGAGGCCGATAGCCATTTTCTGCCAAGCGTAGTTAGTGCGGTCGTTGCCAGACTTGACAAGACCACCCTCACTGCGATCACCCAGTTTGTGGATTTTGAAACCTGCGTATTCAGGCAGAACGCCGGTGGCGAGCGCCTTGTTTACGGAGATGTCAAAGTTCTTCACATCGTTTTCCTGGATGAAGTGATAGAAGCCCTTGTCGTGGCAGAGCAGGTGACGATCCGTGTCAGGAACGTCAGAGCCGAGTAGACGAGCAGATTCCGCGAGCATTGCCGTGTTCAGGTTGTCGGTCGAGCCCGAGATGTTGTCAGCAACCGTCTTGGAGATGGAAGCTGCATCCAGAGCGTCGATGATAACCTGGTCAAGACGACGGTTCATTGCCGCAGTTACGGCGAGAACCAGTTCCTGACGCTCGTCAAAACCAACCTGGTTACCCAGGAAGATGTCGGTCATTTCAGAAACGACATAGTTTTTGACGGTTGCGGTTTTTGGAGTGTACGCGGCATCTTGCAGCGGGATCATGGTGTGAATAGCACCACGCTCCGCCGCGAGCATTTTACCGAGAACTTGGAATTGTACGCTCTGTGCGCCTTTTGCGTCACGTACACGTACTGCGTTACGAAGACCTGTCCCGTTATCCTGGAAAGCCTGGATGGCTTCCATTTCAAACTTCTTGACAAGCACTTGGTCTAGATTGATAGACATAGTTACCTCTCAAATAATGTTAATGTTACATTGTCGAGCAGGTAAGCCGTTTATAAAAACGGGGCTGCGTCTTGCGATTTTCATCGGGTCGCCAGACCGCGCCACAAGCGAGGGGCCTAAAAGGGTAAGCCTCGTGTATGCGGTATTATAGTACCACATAACACGAGGCTTGCAAATTATTTATTACGTAGAGCGTTCCGTGCAGCCTGATCCATGATCTTTTCATACTCGGCCGCGCTATCGCCGTACAGATTACCGCCGTGACGCGCCTTGAGATCCTTGGCCCGCTCAGTCAGTTCCAGACTGCTTTCTTCCACTGTCGTTGCCCGTTGGGTAGGTACTTGGCTAGACAGCATTTTGGTGATCTTGTGGAGAGCCTTGATACCTTCCGCGCTCTGACCAAGCACGGAAACAGCGTTCTGCTCGGCCGCCGATAGGTTTTTACCTACAAAAGCATTGATCTCTTTCAAAACAACGTCAGCTTCCGGGCCGAGTTCCGCCTTAACTTTACCCAGGTCAGGCGCATTGGCGATCTGGGCCGAGATATATTTCTTCATAATCGCCCGCGCAGCTTCCCCCGTGATGTTGTTTTCACGGAAAATTGGCTCAAATTCCTTCACCAGCGGATCTTCCGACAGGTTCAGGTCGTACTTGTCAGCTACCTCTTTGAACGCCTCGTCCTTGCTCAGATCGAAGTCATAAACTTCGGGCGCAAGCGGCTTGTTTTCCCTAACGACCTTGGTTAATTCTTTGTACCCTTTTTCAAGGTCTTCAGCCGTCTTGTATTTCCAAGCA